TTTGTTCCATCATCAAAACTAACTCCATCGCAGTAAACATTATCCCAAGAATTTGTTGCACTTCCCAATGAATCCGCCCTGTCTCCGGATGGTACAATCGCAGCAGTTGTTACTGATACAACTCCACTACCGTCAGGTGCTAATACAATATTTCCGTTAGTGTCTGTTGAGGATATTGTATTGCCGTCTAGAGATATGTTATCAACTGCAAGTGAAGAGGCTGTATTATATATAGAATTTTGCGTCATAATTCATTATCTACGTTACGGTTATGTTACCTACAGAACTTAAAACTTGGAAATTAGTGTTTGCAACTACACAAACTAATTCAACAGCATCTCTTGAATCAGTGGATGCTAATGATCCCCCAGCCCCTGTTGTTGTATCCTGATCTCCAAAATGAATGGTATCTCCTGCATTCTGTGCTATTACCCAAGCGCCTTGTAATCCAGTTACACGAATCATATCGCCTACAGCTGCCGTGTCAGGAAGCGTAAAGGTAACTGTTCCGGCATTATTACCTATATATCCGTTGTTTACAGACATAGCAGCAGAAGTTCCAGTCTCTACATTCCAATCAAAATCAGTGATGGATGATCCGTCTATAGTTACCGTACTTCCTGCTCCGGAAATAGCTATTCCATTAGTTCCTGCAAATGTTAAAGCTCCCAATGCAGGAGTAGCTGTTCCTGAGTCAGTTGGTGCTGATATGCACACTGTAGCAAGATCAATATCATAATCCGCTGCTGTAATTGTTCTTGTGGTAGCTGTTGTAACGCTAGAAACTTCAAATGCAATTTTCTTGGTATCATCAGAATTATCAAATACACGAAAAAGATTATCTGGAAACTCAGTCTCTGCAGCTGTCGTACCACCTGGGTTGATAGATGGGACAAGTCCTCTTAGGTCAATCTCATCAATTGAAGTCCAAGTCCCACCTGAGGCGGCTTGATGTCTTAAGTTCCATTGAGAAATTAAAAACCCTGTGCCTGTATAGTCCCCAGGTATACTAAAATTAGCAAACCCACTTACATCAGCGGTTAATGATGCGGAATTATTGTAGCTACCACTAGGAAGGTTAACCATTATTTTACAATCTCCAGTATCTTCACTGACTACTCCCCATAAAACTAATGAAAAATATTTTCCACTCATAGATGCACCTGTAGAATCAGTCAAAAGAGCATTTAAATCAGTGACTACATTATAAGGAGTTACACTATCATTGATAACATAGTAGTCATGAACAGTGGTAAATGCTGGAAACGTATGATCGTGTAATTGTAATACTACCCCAGCTGTTGTATCAATGTTTACATTATCAGCAGATCCACCGTTTGTAACTATGTTATATGACTGAACTACTGATGACACCCATGTTGCTGGTTGTTGTCTAATCCAAAAGTTTAAATCACCGACATGACCTTGATTATCAGTAGCAGTCACGTGATCGGTCCATACATGTACTTTATAAGGGCCATCAGTCTGTAAACTGGCAGCTGATTGAACTATTGTCGTACAAATTGGAGCGTGTTCGCTACCGGGCCATCCGACTGTGCTAGCTGTAAGAACTTTTGTTGATTCAAGTAAATAAACATAATATAGAAGGGGCGCTGTATCTAAACCTTCGGCCAATGTAACTGTGTCAGGGGCTGTAGTCCAGTTATAATAACCAGTAGAAAAAATGGCTGTTAAATTTCCTCCTCCACTTTTCTCTACTGAGCATGTAATTGTAACTCCATCAGATGTTACTGTTACAGAAGCTGTTTCTAATAGTGAACCATTCCATCCATTGACAGCACTTGTTTTAGTATTAGCGCTTAAGGAAACAGTAACGCTGTTACCAGCCCCACTTGTAGCTATTGTCTCATCGCTAACGATATTTAATACATTAGCAGCAGGAGTGGCTGTTCCTGAGTCAGTTGGGAAGCTTGTGGGTACTGCACTAGATGCATCTAGTGTAATTGAACCAGCAGCATTAGTAATCGTTATTCCTGTTCCCGCAGTTAAAGAGGCAGCAACAGGAGAAATACCGGCGGTATCCCCTATCAGTAGCTGTCCGTCCGTAAGTGGGCCGATCATTTCTACTGGGTTAGAGCCGTCTCCTACTAGAATTGCTCCGTCTGTTAGTGAAGTTCGTCCTGTACCGCCATTATCTACTATTACGGGATCGTCTAGATTAAACGTGACGGTAGAACCAGAAGCAGAAGTGTTAATTCCAGTACCACCAGCCATTGTAATTACCCCGGCACCTGTCGGGAAGGCCGTTCCAGAGTCAGTATCAAACTCAGTTGATGCTCCTCCTTCTCCAGGGCCTAAAACAATATCTAATTCTCCTGTGAATGGATTTAATCTATATGGCATTTAGAACTCACGAATAGGTTAAATTAACTACATTTCCAAATATTACTGTTCCTGCGCTGGAATATGCTGTAAACGCAGAAGAGTCGATTCCCTGTAATTCAAATGTTGCTCCGGCTATGTTTGCAACCGTATAAATATTAGTTCCATCGAAATTAACTTCGGTCATTCCAATTACATCTTCAATTACTAATTGATCTCCATTCTGAAGGTCTCCTATTGAAGAAACAGTAACAACAGCAGGATTCGCTTGTGTTATAGCTGTGATTGTAAGATCAGTGTCTGTAGTCCAAACAAATTCATAATCACTAGAAGCATTAGAAAGTTCATTCTGAGGCCATTCAACCCTTGTTACACCTTCATTTGAATCATATGTTAATTTTCGAATTTGCCATCTATTATCACTTAAAGGAGTTCCTACTTTAGCTCTTCCTAAAAAGATAGGATTTCCATTAGAATCGTTTATGGCTACAAGACTGACTTCAGAGTCTTGAACAATAAATTCACGTCGATCGTTAGGCCCAAACTTAAAAGGCCTGTTTATTACGCCGCTACTCATATCACTCCTTTTTATCTAATTCTGGTTCTGCTGTTGATTCTTTTTCTTCTTGTGTTTTCTTGAATTCACTCAGAGCTTTTGAAATTACACCAGTAAAATGTGAACAAACTTCTAATGTTTCTTCTAACTGTGATCCAATAGGTAGAAGGAGGATATAATCCCCCTTTTCCCCTTTTACTCTGAGTTGTTTTGTGTCAAGTGATTCAATATTCATGAGTCCTCCTATAAAGTTATCTTTATTGGAATCCTACCGAAAGATCTACCAAATGTACAGCTCCTGGTGCAGCTGCTCCATGCAATACATAAATAAATGGACAAATTACGTCAGTATTATCAAATGTGTAAGCTAAAGGTGCTGCTGGAGCTCCCCCATCAATAGTTGCTGTTGTTACTCCTGAGGCACTTACTAATATTTTCATAGTAGTAGTCCCACCATCGCCACCTGTCCATGCAGTTCCACCATCTTGTAGAGTTTGACCACCAGAATTTAATTCTGAAGCTAGAGTTAGATTAGTAGCAGATGTTCCGCCAAACATTCCTATCATGTAGTAATCAGTATAAGAAGCTAGAGTTGCGTTGTTAGCCTCAGCTTTACGGAAACCAATTCCATATGGATTTCCACCTGAAATATCAGCTAAAGTCATTGTTACTTCAAAGAAAAAAGCGGCTGAAGTACCAACGGTAAAAGCATACTCAGAAAGAGTTCTAGCTGCTCCAAAGTTATATTCAGCTCCCTCAGTATTTGTTAGATCTAGAGAGCAAAGAAGTCCTGAATTACTCATTGTTGGTTTAATTATAGTCTGACCAGCTCCAAGTATGAATTGCTCCATATTGAATCCAGGAAACGATAATATATTTGTATCCCCTGTTGCCCCTGTTGCTACACCAGCTGTATCAGCAGCGGTAGATGTAGAGGGAGAAGAAGCAAATGTATAATCTAATCCAGTCGCTCTAACAACTTTTGTGTCTACAGCTTCAATTGTTCCCGACATTGTAATATTACCAGTACCTGCTGCTAGAGTTAAACTTCCTGCTCCGGTTGTAGTACCAATTGTTATAACATCTGCTGTTGCAGCTGCACCAATATTAACAGTTTTAATTCCAGTACCACCACCAGCTATTTCTACAGTTCTAGCGCCAGTTCCTGAAGCAAATTTACATGTTCCAGTATTTGCCCCTGTCGAACTAATTTCATAGGTGGATGCAACATTTCCTTCTAGGGTGAAGTTTCCTGTGCCACAAAGTAAATCTAATGAAGCCGCACCAGTTACAGTACCTATAGTGATAACATTATCAATTGCTCCAGTTCCTAAATTAACTGTCTTAATACCAGTTCCCCCTGTAGCAATATTTGTGGTTTGTGCTCCTGTTCCACCTGATATTGTGATTGTTCCTGTGTTTGCTCCTGTAGCCGAAATATCATATGTTGTAGCAGTTGCTCCTTCTAAGGTGAAGTTTCCTGTACCACACACTAAATCAAGACTTCCTGCTCCTGTAGCATCACCAATAGTTATTAGATCAGCAGAAGCAGCTGCACCAATATTAATAGTCTTAGCTCCTGTTCCTCCGCCACCAATAGTAATGGTACGCGCTCCTGTTCCACCAGCTATATTCACTGCACCAGTGTTTACACCGGTATTTGAGATGTCATAAGTTGATGCAACGTTTCCTTCAAGAGTAAAGTTTCCTGTGCCACAAAGTAAATCAAGGCTTGCTGCTGCTGTAACAGTTCCAATCGTTACGATATTACCAATCGCACCTGTAGCTAAATTTAGGGTTTTTACTCCTGTTCCACCTGTGGCGATGTCAATTTGTTGTGCGCCTGTTCCACCACCAATAGTAATAGTACCTGTATTAGCCCCTGTAGCTGAGATATCGTAAGTAGTAGCTGTTCCTCCTTCTAAGGTGAAGTTTCCTGTACCAGCTCTAAGGTCTAAGGAAGCTGCTCCAGTTGCAGAACCGATAGATACTACGTGAGCTGCTGCTGAGCTAGCCAAATCAACTACTCTAGCTGTTGTTCCATTAGCTATTCCTACTGCGTTAGCTGAATTATCTTCACTGATAGAAACCACACCTGCTGTTTGAGTAAATGCTCCTGCAACTACTAATACGCTGTATGTAATTCCACCGTTAGAATCGATTGCGAATACTTCTGCATCGTCAGAATCTGTAAAAGAAACTTTATTTGCTGCTGCATTGTCACCCATTTTGATTATAATGTCTTGTCCTGTAGCTGAATTTATATTCAAGTCGGTTGCTGCTATCACAGTATAAATAGGTGAACTTACTGATGTTGCTAATGTTATTGCCGCATCGAGATTAAAAGTAATTGTATTAGCTGCTCCTGCTGATGTAATATTAGTTCCACCAGCCAAAGTAATATTTCCGGCAGCAGGTGAAATAGCTCCTCCACTATCGCCAGTTAGAGTATCAACATCTGAGGCTCCAGGAGAAGCTAATGCCCAAGTAGCTGTTCCAGATGAAAGGGCTGTTAAAATATAAGCTGTCCCTGCTGAACTATCAACCCAAACCTGACCAAGATCATAATTTACGTCTGTAGCAGCTGGTGCTGAAGTTGCTCTAATTGGTATTGGAAAGATGTCAACAAAAGCTGCTGATAATCCTTGTGTTCTTTGAATTTTACCCATTTTTGATTCCTTAAGAAAATTGTTGTTCTACTTTTATTAATAGGAAATAATTCAATTTCTTTGAATTTATTTTTATAAAACGTATATAAAAATTAACACGATTTATTAAAAAGGATGGTTTACATGGAAAAAAGGATTAAAAATTTGCTTATTAGAGTTACGGAAGATGAGCATAAAAAGATTAAAATTGAAGCAATTGAACGCAACATGACAATGTCTAAGCTTGTTAAACAAGCAATTGTGTTTTTTTTATTGAAATATAGTAAGTAAATTGGTATAATAATTACAAATAAAGGTAATAAATGGAAATTATTTATTCTACATTAGGGTTGTTTTTAGCTAATGCAGCTTTAATTTTATGGATGAGATCTGAATCTCGTGCTGATTGGAGGCATATGGATTCTAAGTTAGATGCATATATGAGAGAATCTCAAAAAGAGATGAAAGACTTTCATGGGAGGCTATGCACTATTGAAGAAAGAAGGTTAAAGGACGGTAAATAAGATGAGTGAATCATGGGTACAAATTTTGACAGTGATAGGGTCTACTTTAGTAATAGTCCTAAGTTTTTTTGGGATAATGACCTCAATTAACAATTCTATAAGAGAAGATATTAGAGCGCTTCATAACGATTCGAAAGAAGAAATTAGAGCCATTCATTTAGAAATTAAGGACTTTCATAACAGGCTTTGTGCTATTGAAGAAAGAAGGTTAAAGGACGGTAAATAATAATGTTATTAATAGGAGAATATTATGGAATGGATACAAGTTTTAACCATTGCTGGTTCAACTATAGGTGCTTGTTGGTTTATGCATAGAGAAAGTTTAGGATGGTGGAAAGAATCTCAAAAAGAGATGAAAGACTTTCATGGGAGATTATGTACATTAGAAGAAAAATATATACAAATGATGGAAAGATTTATGGAAAAAAGAGATAAGTAATATTATAAATATATGTTTTTATCAATCAAAATTAATTTTATACAAATAGGAGTAAATTAATGATTTTAACAGCCATTTTTACCATTATTTTCTTTTTTATTTTGGTGCGAGATTCAAAATATAGCAGCTATGAAGAAAGTTAATTTTTTATTATTTCTTCCTCCGATATTTCAAAATCTGGAAAAGGATTTTCTTGAAATTCTTTTTTAGCTACTCTTTCTAAACCATTAAGGTTTCTCAAAAGAGAACCTTTATTTTCTGATAGAGCTGCATTTATTACATTACCATAATATCTTCTGAGTGCTGGATTTGTTGCTAAACGTTTGGCTATCTCACTCATATATATGGAAGCAGCTACTCCACCAGCTGTTCCTAATTTCGCTGCTGTAGGACCAGGTAATGCTGCCCCTCCCATACCTAGAACTAGAGAAGCATGTGATATATTTTTTAAATTTGCATTTTTTTTAAGATAATTTTGTATATCCTGACTTTTGGCAATACCCTGATACATTTCTTTTGCTTCTTTCCAAGATTCAGCCCATTCAGGATTTTCTTTTGCATAATTTTCTAAAGAGCCTGCATGTGCTTTTTTTAATTGTTTTAAATTTCCTCTTAAGGACTTATCATTAAATGATCTACTTATTGCTCTATTTATGCTTTTATCGAATTCTACTCCTTCGTCCACTAACATTTTACCTTCAGGAGTTTTAGATTTAATTTCTTCTATAATTTTTAAAACAGGCTCTTTTGAAGAATCAACAGATCCTTTTTTTAATACTTTTTCAAGTTGATTTAGCTTTGAAGTATTATAAATAAATTTTTCACCTTCTGGTACTGATCCTTTAGCTTTTTTGTAGAGTTGAGAGATTTTAGTATTAATACCTCTTCCTTTGCCAAACATAGAAGTAAAAAGCATCGTTCCCATTTTTGCTAATTCTTGGGCGTTATCACCACCACCAAAAGCTTTTACTACTTCTTTTCCAGAGTTTGCAGCCATGGATATTCCCATAGCTCTTCCTAGTTTTCCTAAAGCAGTTCCTTTTCCACCTATATTTGGAGCAAATAAACTGACTGTATCGGACCAAACTTCATCTACTATATCCTCTGTTTGTGTTTCAGGTTCTAATTCAGGCCTTACCTCGGCACTTCGAGCTCTTAAATCTGCACTTGTAGGGACAGCTTCTGCAAATTTTCTTCCATATTTTTGAAGCCAATTTAGTTCTTCTTCAGGTTTTCTCCCGCCTTCAATAATATTATTTAATTGTCTAACAGCATTAATTAAATCTCCTGGCATTCCATAAAGAACTTCTCCTGTGCGTTGAAGGCCTCTGCCTGTTTGTCTTTGAATTTGTTGTCCTGTTGTTCTAGTACTTGGTGATTCTCTTTTTGCCATTACTTCATCAAGACTTTCAAATTCTAATTCTTCGTTATTTCCAGAAGATTCGGGAATACTCATAGTACTTCATATCCTTGTTTTGACGCTTTATCTGCTTGGGATCTTAAAATATATCCAATTTTACCTTCTTTTGATCTTACTGGAATTTTTCCCTCAGGTGCTAATAATTTTGCTTCATACACATCCTGCGCTTGAAGTGCCTGGTTATAATCTTTAATTAAAGCTTTCTCGTCATCTTTTCTTATTTCTGATGCTATTTGCGAAGCCTTCTGGCTGTCTATTCCTCTTAATCCATAATGGTCGTATACTTCTTTAATGCTATCTTCATGAAGCTTATTTAAAGCACCATTAACTTTCATTTGAGAAAGAATAAGCCTTCTTCCTTCTTCACTATTAGCTAAGGTAGGTAACCTTTTCATAAAAGCACCGAGTTCGAAATTAGTAACCCGCGCTCCAAACGTGTCTTTTGCTTTAGTAGTAAAATCATTTACCATTTTTACAAAAGCTTGAGTCTCAGGATTAGCTAATCTAGGGACTCTAATATCACCGGTAGTCCAATTAATATTTAAATTTTGGAGTCCTTGGGGTAATTTTCCGCTATCGTTAAGTCTTTCCATCTGTCCCAGTCGTCTTAGCTCATCATCGAATCCACGGGTTTTTTTATTTAACTCAGCATATTGAGTTGCATTTGCATTAAATAAATCTTTTTCTCTAGCTACCTTTTCTTTTGGAGTAAGTCCTTTAAATATATCTACTTCTGGAAAACTAAACGATTCCACTTCTACACTTTCAACATCTGATACATCTCCAGGAGGACCTCCAGGAATAGCTACGCCAGTTCTACCTTGTTGATCTGAGGGAGCTCCACTAACTAATTGACCTCTTTGCATTCTATCAAATAAGAAGTTAGCGTAAGAAGTTCGTCCACCCGTAGGCAAAGACATATATAAATCAGCTTCTCTTGCAGCCTGTTCGTCATCCATTCCAAAGCGAGAAAGTAAATCTACTAAATCATCTCTTTTGTCAACTCCCAATCCACCAGTAGATCTTGGGTCTTGTAAGGCTTTGTAAAGACTTCCCATATTTTGAGCTATATCGATAGGAAGACCTTGATTTATTGCGTTACTAAAAGCTCCTACTATATCAATTCTAGATGCATCTTCGGGAAGAGAACCAATGGTATTTTGTAAAATACCTCCATACTCTTTTTGTTGATCTATTCGTTTCTGATCTTGCCTTCTTTGGCCAAGAGCTTGACCTAAAGCTCCACCAGCCTGCTGAATTCCTTGTCTTAAGGCAGCATCTCTATCATAAACTATGGCTTGGGGCATTTTGTTCCTCCATTTGTGATACTTTTTCATTCAGTTCTTTTACTGAATTAATAAGAAGGCCAATTAATCCATAGAGATCAACTGCTTTTATGCCGTCTATTTCCCCTTGCATTTCATCAGGAACCGTTTCAGCAATGACACCAACTTTATTTTTAGCTCCGCCAACTTTTTCAATATAATCATAAATCTTTACTTCCAAATCTTTAATTATTTCTAAACCTTTTGCATAAGGTCTTATGTTTTCTTTAACTTTTTCAGAACTCATCGAATAACCTGCTCCAATGTTTCCCGCTGCTCCTATAAGAGGTCCCAATATACCTCCACTTTGAGCAACTAATGGAGAAAATTGCTGCTGACTAGCTAAACCACCAAGACCTCCTAAAGCTCCCATTTGATTTGCCTGTTGTTGATTAAAGAAGTTCAAATACTGTGATCCAAGAGAAGTCGTTAAATCTTGAGCGGATTGCCCCAAGGCTTGATTTAGGGCTGAAGATGAACCTGCATTCGCATCAACGAAAGATTGTTGAATAGAAGGGATTACACGCTGTTCAAATTGCTGCATAGCGGGATTAACTACAGCTTTGTTAAATACATCTTCATATTGTGAAGGATCATACGGCTGTAGAAACTGACTGTAAGCCTGTCCCGCTTGTTGCCCTAATCCCGGCTGTCCTAGGATTCCTCCCAGAAATTGTTGTTGTTGAGGAGTTAGAAGGTCTATGCTCCCTTCGTGTGTTGCTCCCCCGAATAGTGTCCTGCCCATCTTCTTCCTCTGTGTATTCCATTAACGTTGCTTTGCACTGCTTGAATCCATATCTGAGACTATGTTTAGGATAATTAGTCGTCCAGATTATCTTATTCAACGTTGCCTTTCTTCTAATTTCTTTTATATAATTTGCTAATTTTTCAACAGCCTTACCTTTATACCAATAGTCTTTATCCATAGAAAAAGTGTTTATATAAATATCTTTACTTAGTGAATTAACCGTAAACCAAACAAAACCCTTAGTAAGTGATTCATTGTCAATCAATATGTGTAAGTGATTTAGTGGGTTTAACGAATAGCCTTTTTCTGTTAGCATTACGCATGCTTTATGTTGATACTTTTTGAAATCTTCAACTGAATAATCTCTATCTCTTACTTGTTCAATTAAATAATCAGGTATATGGATAGGTGTATGTATGCGTATCCATGTTAAATCATTTATATTAGGTTGTTTCAAATTCGACTCCTATGTATCTTATATGACCAATTAATCTTCCACTTGACACTACTGCTTGTCTTGCTGTTGTAAATCCTGAACCCACATTCCAAAGTTCTCCACGAAATGTATTTTGAATCCCGTTAATAACAATTCCTGTACCACCTGTAAAAGCAAAATCAGAAGGTTGTACTACCCCAACAAAAGGCATCCCATTACTTATTGCCACTTGATAAGGAAGTTCTATATAAAGATTTCCTGTAGCTCCTCCTGTAGCTGACCAACTAATATCAAACCATGCATCTACCATGATTCCTTGTCTTAATGCCCATCCAGTTTGATTAGAATAAGTAAATGAACCATCTGCTGTCGTTCCTTTTAAAATAGGAGTCCAAATATCTCCTTCTTGACCATAATCGGACCGAAAATTTCCATTAATTTTATCTGTCATGTCCTCATACATACGTTGAAGAGACGCAACAAGTTCTTGAATATATTTAATTTGATCTTCAGGATTAGTGGTCGGAGAAGGTAATATGATATTTGTGGGAAGAGTCAATTTATTAACCTCCTTCCTCTTGGTTTAAACGTTGGTTGTAAAGATTCTATTTTTAAAGGATCATTCAAACCATCACAAATAAGTCTCATGCGATGTTGAAAACCAATTCCACCGGCTAAAACACGTTTCCAAGATTTTGTTCTATAATATTGATTTTTAACGATTTGTCCTCCAGATGTATAATCTGAAAAAGCAGAGCTATCAACTCCATCTAAAGTAAAATTATTTATATCCACTACAGTGACCGTATATTCTCCAGAAATCTCAATCATTCCCTTTACACCATAAATATAGATCACATCACCTGTAGATAATCCATGATTGTCTGCATTCACATTTGCAGGATTTTCTTTAGAAATAGTTATAATGCTAGCTAAATAACCTAAAGGAGGAAGGATGTCACTTTGCCGAGTTGCATATGGTGTTACTTCAGTATCTTTATAAAATTCTACCGTGATCTGAGTGCTTTTATCTGTTTCAAGATAAATATCAACATAATTTAACTGAGCCTCTTTTCCTTCTTGCTGATAAGGATTCCAAGCATTTGTATAAAAATTTGATACTATTTCTGTACCGTCATCAGTAACTTCGGTATTCATTATATAAACAGTTCCACCAGTGTTTCCACCTAAAAAAACATCAGAACTGTCTTGATAATAAAAGCTTTCTAGTGTTTCCTCATCTAAATCATCTATTACTATATCTAAATCATTGGCAGCAATAAAATCTTCCAAAGCATAATCTGAAGATAAATTTCCATATCCTAAGCAATTCATGGAAATATCGTATTTTGTATAAGCGAGAGATTCATCATCAAGAATAAGAGCTTTATTGTTGTCTGAAGAATTATTGGCATAAAGAGTTATCATTCTTTCATCTTCAAAAAACCTAGAACAAAAAACCTTACCAAATTGATCAGTCTCAATTTCATTAATTGTAAAATCCATTATTCTTTCATCAACACGTTTTGTTTCTACTCCGTCTGTTGCTGTTATCCCCCTGACACCAAAAGCCATGACATATCGATCATACTGTACTGTGGCCATCTTTCCATTACAGGCCCTGTAATCATTAATTTTATCCCATCTAAATGGTAAGGATGGATTTGATACAGGACGCAATGTCCATACGGAATTACTAAAGAATACGATAATAGCATCTTGCAAAGGCCTTGCTGAAATTATTTGATCTCCTGTTGGAGCATCTACAAACCCACCTTCGCCTGGTACAGTGTCATCCCAAAGATCAGGATTTTGAGCTTTACACCATCTTGCTCGTTGAGGAAAGTTTGAAGAACTGCCTCCTCCTCCAGTATTTTCATATGTATTTAAGACTAATAATCTTTGTTTAATTGCAAAGATTATTTTACCTCCATATAACGTTCTTGTTGAACTTAGAGAAGGTGTGAATAAAGTAGTAGTTGTTGTTGAAACAGACGGATCATAATAACGTATTCCATCTAAGGTTCCTCCGTCGTATGCTTTTCCATTACTAAAATAAAGTCTGTTCGTTCCGCCAGTAGCTTGCCAATTTTCAATCCAAATATAGTCTGTTACAGACCCACTCATTATAGCAGAACTATCTAAAGGATCAAAAACCTGTGTGACACCATTGTAGACAGCTGCATTTGTTGTATCGAAAATCAAAGTCTGTTTTGTGCCATCAGATTGTATATAGCGATATATTCCCATTATTCTATCGCCATTATATAAAGCCGCTCTACCTCCTAGTGTGTATGCTGTAAATCCTGAACTATCAACAGCAGAAAGCTCAAAACTTACTCCAGCTACGACATTAGCAACAGTATAAATATTACCATTTACTTCAGTCATACCAGATACATTCGAAATAAGAACTTGTTGACCATTTGTGAAAGTATGTCCAGCTGCGCTAACAACAGCAGGATTTGCTTGTGTTATTCCTGTTATAGTAGCAATGGGATTGTGGACCATATACCCTAATCGTTGATAACCACTTCTTTTTTCTATATATCCATGATGAATATGAAAATTATTTATATCCTCAAAAGAATCAGAAGGGGCTAAAAATGGAGATATGTCTGTATCCAACCCGGTTTTAAAAGGAGCAATAAAGACACGATTTGTCATTAAATAGCCCCTATTATTAACCAATTAGTTGTAAAAGCTGCTGAATTGTAAATAGTAGAAGTTGTCACTCCTCGTAAAATAGTAGATTGGTTACTTGATGTTCCATTGTCTGGGGTTACTTGAGCTGTATAAATAGTAGAAAGAGTTTCAGGTACAGTAACAGTTGCACTACCCGTAAAAGAGCTTGTCCTACCAGAATAAATTATAATCCTAGTTGTCCCATCAATTGGTAAATCTATTTTATAAATTGTTCCTCCAGCAGTACCCCCATTTGCACTATTACTAATTTTAGCGCCTGTCAATTGATTTATAACAGCTGAAGATGCATCATTAATTGCAAACAATTGTGTATCTCCTGAACCATCATCTTTAGTATATAAACGAATATTATCAGCTAATTTCGATAAATCTGCTCCCTGTTTAGTGAGATTTAATCCATCAGGTGTAAATGTTGTATCAGCTGTTTCAATTGCATCCCAGTTATCAGGAATACCGTTACTCAGATCTCTTATTTTTGTAGTAGGTACAGGGTATGTTTTATCCCAAGCCATTTTTTTCTCCTAAAAATTTGGGGTAGCTCTCGTAGTTAAGAGAGTTTGATTAGTTCTCCTAAGTACATAAGCTAGTTGTTCTTTATAAAGGATTGTTATCTCTCCATAAGCATCCATTTCTCCTAAATCAGCTAAAATATCTCTAGCTGCTCCATACGCAATGCAAGGACCCCATTCATTTAAATCAGGAGTATCTGTTGCGTTAGTTAAAGGAGTTACTACTGCATATGCATCGACACGAAATCTATAAGCTGTATCTGGAACAGGAAAAAACTGAAATTGATTGTTATACATCAAAACACTTTCAGGTCTTCCCGGTTGAAATTGAAGATAGGATAAATAAATTACCTGTCCATTGGTTGGGGCTGTATTAAAAGTTACAGAAATGGCTCCTGTAGAGTAATTTATTGTAGCTGTCCCACCTAGATCTCCTGTTATCACAACATCAGATTCGGTCCAAGTTTGACTTGTATCTTCAAAAGTCTCAGTATTATCTGTAATAACAAGAGAATCTGGTTGTATAGGGAAACTTTGAGCCGTAGTTGTGAAAGTAACAGTAACACCATCCCCAGTCCATGGAGTAAATCTAGCTATCTGTAAATTATTGTTCTGAGCAAATGAGCTAGAATTTTGGAACCACAATAAATCGTACTCATCTATTTTAGCAGGCGGTTCAAAGTTGGTATAAGTTGTATTTGGAAGATCATACCAAGCAGTATTAGCTACTGTAAGAAATTCATAATATGTGTGTTTTCTTTCTAGTTTTAATTCTGCAGGGAATGTAAGAGTATAATAACGATTAATATAATCATCTAAATCGCTATTAGATAATTCTCCTGGAGTTAATCTTCCCGTAACTCTTCTAACTTTTTGCCTAACGTCGGCTAAGGTCCAAGTGCTCATTTAATCCTCAATTAAAACTTTGGCTCATTCTAAAACGAGGTTTTTTCCCCATTTCTTCCTTATGCATACTTCCTGTTCCATCTGGACGCCATTTCCAAATTGGAGTGCCTTTAGACTCTAGAAATCTAGCCACAAATCGAGGTACTGGATACTTAGCACCATGCCAAAATTCAAATGTATGGCTATTTCTTGTATCTCCATAAGAAAATCTGTGAGTTAGCCCTGGCTCTTCAAGGTTATAGAATTCATATTCAACGATCTCCCTAAGGAATTTATCTTCTTTTTCTGACTTTGGTTGTTCTCCGATAATTGGAAGTTTACTTAAATCTTGTAGGGTTTTTTTTCTGCTTCTTACTTCAGTCATTTTCTTCTCCTTAAAAGGAGGAAAGAGAGGTTTTATAACCAACTAGGAGTACAATTATTAAGATATCCCCCCTTCCCTCTGTTTGTTTAAACTACTGGATTTTCTCCATAACAAATTGCAACCATTGAAGCACTATTTGCTCCAACAGCACCTGTTCCAACAGTCACTCCTTCAATTGCGAAGTTTTCTGTAGGAATAGCAACTCCATTTGTGTCAGAAACTCTACTTACAATTCCACCAGATACATAAGCGCTGTAACCAGAGCTTGTGTCTTCTACTAAAGTGATAGTAGTAGCAGTGATGGAAGCAATGGTAAATTCACCATTTAAGCTAGCAGCAGCAGCTCCATCGTCAGCTAATTCCCCAACTCTTACAGTGTCACCAGCGGCAAAACCAAATGTAGCTGTGTCATCCACAGTAATCACACCTGGATTAGCGTTAGTAAAACCACTAATAGTTGCTCCAAAAGTCGAACTTTGAGACAGCGGAGTAATACCATTTGAAGTTGTGTAAGCCAATGTTCCTAAAGTAAAATAAGCAGCATCAGCCATGTTGCTTGTCCATTCAAATCTATTTGGAGTCGTTAGATCCCAAATCTCTATTTTAGCAACTGTAAATCCTACATTTAGGTTTCTAGCTACTGCTGGATTTGCGTTAGTCCAGCTAAATTGCTTCATTTGTGCCATTTTTTAACCTCCTATGAATGCGTTGCAGTTAAATTCAACATAAACGCATCATTCAAGATTCTTGAAACAAAAGGATGTTGCCAACCTACTGAACCTCTTTGATGTAAAGGATCAGCAGATCCTGCAGAACCTAGAGGCTCTACATAAAACTCACCTGTTTCACTTCCAAGATGAACTACGGCGTATGCTTCTTTACCAATAATCATATTATTGTAAACAGCTGGTGTTGCAGAACTTACACTTCCAACAGATGTATAAAGCCATCTAATATTTGAAGTAGAACCCCACTCGTTGTCTAAAACTCTTTGATTATTTGGATAGTTAGCAGAACTCAAAAAGTTAGAAACTCCTTCAAGATCATCAAGTAGATCGGTATCAAGGTATCCGAAAAAGGCTGGTCTTACTGGAGCTGTCGCGAACGCATCTCTGCCTTCTATAACAGCTGAAATCATCTCAGCATCGTTTCCAAGTAAAGTCTTAATAGCCGCATCTAAATCAGCCTTAGTTAGTTCTGTAGGTGTATTACCATTTGTACCATTAGCACATTGAAGAACAGAAGAAGTAGAAGCTAGAACATCTCTAGTTACCTCATCCATTGTTTGTGCTAAGTTTTGAGCTAGAAGGCGAGCAGATTCATTAAGAACCCTATCTTCTACAGTAAGCTCAACTTGATTGGTAATAGTCACAAAGTTACCGTAGAAGGAAACTTGTGCTTTAATGTCTGTAGCTGAAAGAGGAGCTCCAGGAGGAGTTATTCCATCAACTAAAGGAATAGGTACAGTAGAAAGTCTGCTGTAACGTCTAAATACAATTGTGTCACCATTCTTTTCAGGTAATACTCTTTTCTGTGCGAATCTTGTGTAAACGAGTGCAGGGTATGCAGTCATTAATAAGAGTCGATCATAGTATTCCCTAACAGCTGGAGGTAACACTGCTTTTGTTGTTATTGTCATTTTTTTCTCCTAAAAATGTCCCATATTGCGATTGACTAACTTTCCGAAATCCTCATCGCTCATTTCCTTGTATTTCCTAGCTTGATTCATAGATGTTGTGCTTCCCATGCTCGATAAAGAGCCAGCTTGTTGAGCGTTTTGAACTATGCGTTCGGCATCTGCACTTTTTTTCATCTGTTTATTAGCTTTCTTATAGCTTTCAGAATTTCTAGCTAAATAATATGCAAGTTCATAATCTTGAGTATCTTGCAGCGTCTTTCGTAAAGAGGGATTTTGTTTGATTACTTCGGGTAAATACTGTGAAACTACATCTTGATAATCAGGGTGCTTTTGCACCATCTTTAGCTCTTCAATTGACATCTGATATTGTTGATTCATCTTCGAGAGATACTTCTTTGCTTCTCCCACAGTTAAAACATCATCATCAGCCAGACCATCCATCTCATCTTCTTTTGGCTTAGATTGATTGGTATTTTGTTGAGCTTGCATCAGGGCAATATGATCTTTGATTACCCGTAGTTCCTCTTGTAGACCCTGTCGTTGTGCGCGTTCAGCTTGAAGAGCTTCCAAGGGAACATTGTTATTCTCTTTCTCTTCGCTTTTTTGCGATTCAGACTGCACAGCGTCTACTGGAGCGGCGGCCTCCATTGCATGATCGCCCGTATTAATTGGTTCCGTACTCATTACGTGTAGCTCCTTTAATTTTACGCCCGATGATCCTAATGTGGTTCGAATCAGTCGGCGGCACTATTTGGTTAAATATGCATTCGGTATTGAAGTTGTTTCTGTAAATACTTCATTACACTCCTGCGCTCCTAAACCTTTGAGAGCATCGAAATCAAAAGGCCTTTGAGGCATGTTGACTTCCCATTTAATTTCACCTGATTTGTTATCGACTTCGCCAATAATTGCTCCCACCTGTGAAGATGGCCGAGTGAAATAAGGTTTAATGTGTTTAATCAAGGTGGGCTTTCCATCTACTTGCTGCTTTAATGGCTTAGCAAATACGACAATCCAATAGGGATCAGTCCTAGATTTATAAAAATCTACAATGTCCTGAATCCGTTTGTTGTCATCTTCAATAATTGCATCGCGTGTTTCCCCAGTCTCTTGTGTCATCACATCCTCTTAATACTTGTAATCGAAAGCTTTACTTGGGTATCCTAAGTTACCTGATCTAAATGGCTTAACTTCCTTAAAACCATCGCCAACAGGCACATTACAACTACTAGGTTTTTTGTCGTGACCCATGACTTTCTCATTCATTCCTTTAGGCATATATCGATCGTTCATTCCACGGCTTTCATCTCTTCTTGATTTGTAAGATTGACTCATTCCTGACTCTTTCCCACGTCTCATTCCAAGACTTTCATCCATGCGATCTGAGTAGCCTTGTTTATACTTGGCCATTGATAACCTCCTTTAGGTTGACATTGGCTTCTGCAAATAGTAGAACGTTTTTATAAAACAATGTCCTACTTGCAAAATTATGTTTAAAAAATATGGAGCAACTTTTTGCTCCAGAACATGTTACGAACAATTTCGTAATATGAAAATTGAGCTTTTTTGCAAATGATGCAAAGAATCGTTTTACAAGCACCCTGGAGATATCAAAAAAAATAAATCCGGATCTGAGTGTTTTATTTGTGGCTTTGATAAAAAGCTTCATGTTCATCATATAAATGAAAGCCACCGGTTCAATGAAATTACAAACCTGAGAATTTTGTGTCAGAGCTGTCATAGAAAAATTCATATTAAAGCCCTTCCTGATTCATGTTTATTTGATCGCCAGAAGATTGAGGAGCATTTATTGAACCCTGTTCAACTCCAACTATTTCTTCACCAATTTCCTGTCCTTTAGCAGCTACACCTACATCTTCTTTTTTGTGTTGCAACTCTTCTTGTTCGTTTTTCTTTTCAAACATTTGGATAATTCCTAAATATTTAACGAGTCGATCATCATCCATAGATTCGAGTTCTTTCATCGCTCTCGCTCTATCTAAAGAAGCTTGAGCTCTATTTTGAACGGCTTCCGCTGTTCTTTCATCAGATAGAGCAGCGTTCGATACAGCTCGCGTAAACCTTTCTTTTGATAGAGCTATGTCTGAAATTGCTTTGGCTTGTGCCATTTGACGTTGAGAATCAAGAAGTTGTTCTTGTATTTGCTGTTGCTGCTGAGCTTGTTGCGCTTGTTGCTTTTCCATTTGAGAAATTTGTTTAACATAGGTAGTTTTACCTTGAATAGGTGCAGCTTCTGCAAGCATTTCCCCAGTAACAGGAGCCCCTAACTGCTTTAAATCTACTAATTGTCGGAAGTACATTTGCTTTTGAGTATCAGTTAGCATTCCCTCAGTTACATTTACGTCGTATTTTGTAAACTTACGGTCGTAAAACTGTTGACTAGGCTCTTCATTGATGATTCTTTTCACTTTTTCTGGAGTCCAAGTCTGAATTAATTTCAAGACTTTCTTTGATATTTGCTTCTGAGCAAAGCGAAGGTTATCAAAAACATCTTGTAAATTAACTAATGCCGCTCCCTGACGAAGCATCATCATTATTCCTGACTCATTTCCACTATCAGGCGCACCAAAAGATGCATCATTAACCCCTGCAATCTCCATTATGTCTCTATCGAAAAGCTCTTGAAGCTGAAACATGGAAGGTGGAATCTGAGCTGGAGGAATTTTAGTTATTGCATCAGGTGGTGCATCTTCTCTTTTCCAAATCACCTTTCCTTGACTACTTTGAAACAATGAACGTGGGTTAATGACGCTATTTTCGTTGGCTATCCATCCTGAATTTATCTGAGAATCCAAAATATCAATCATTTGTGAACGTCTTCGATTGCTTTCTCGTTGAGGATCTCTCATACAGCGGATGAGGGATTGCATTTTTAATTCCCATTCAGAAGATTCGGGTTCGAAAATTCCTATAAAAGGAACAAATGGATATTCATTAAGACCATATGGATTTTCATCAGTTTTCATAACGACGTCGTTAACGATAATATGCCGTTTTATGTATCTTTTAGGTTTCTTAATAATCTTTAGATTGTCATGCAGAGAAAGCATAAGATCTTGACGCTCTTTAGGAACATCAAATTCCATGAATTCGCCAGTTTCCATATCGACTAGAACAGGAGTATCACGCCAGTTTTGTTGGTAATACTCGTTGTAAGCCATAAGTTCTTGACCGCCAGGCTGTTGCTGATAAGGAAGCCAGGTAAACTTATCGTCTCTTGACCAGCCAACACGGTAAAGGTCTATAATATCTTTATCATGACCAGGCAACATGCTCATTACCTGTTCAGGATTTAAATATTTTCTTCTAAGGATATACCCACAGTCAGAAAAATCGAGTTTTGTAAAATACGGGTCTGTAATGAAGCCGTTGTAGGGGTCTCTACCGAATTTTACATCTCCATTGACAGGATCATCCCGGTAATCCATCCAAATGCTCATTAGGTTGAATCCTGTTTTAAGGGCTCCAGAAAAACTATCAGAAATAATTTGGTATCCATCTCCGTAATTCATGGAGTAAAGAAGTAATTGAGTGAATTGATCGGCAGTCTGTTGGTCCGAATTTTCAACGGGAATAGCTACAGAGCTTAAGCGATGTTTTCGCTGATAACCCGTAATCATATTTATATTTCTACGAACTCTATTGAATACGAAGGCATTTCTTCCTTCTTGAAAAAGAAGTCTTTTTTCTTGTTCATCCCATTGATCGCCAAGATAAAATCTTAAATCTCTTTCAGCTTCTGGGAAAAAAGCATCCCAAGCACGATATGCATCGTTATAATAAGTATCAAATTCTTCTATAATATCTTGATCTGACATTGCACCTTCATACGGTTGTCCTTAATATTTCCCCGTATGGAAAGTGCAGAGCCGAAGAATACGGCCTTCGAACGGGATGATCAGTCCCTGCTCTGCGTGTAGCTAACCCAAATTTAGCACTTAATGTGGTTCAGTGCTGAATCTGTACTATGTAAGATTATCTTACACTTCAATGTGCGAAAATAGCACACTGGAATTCTTCTAATTAATTTAAATTTATTTCTTTTTCCCCTTTGCGGCCATCTTTGCCATCCCCTTGGATCCAAACTTAGCCCTACCAAGTGCCGCAGCAAGTCCACCGGGATTTTTAACTCCCTGTTTTGCAAGCTTTCCCTTTAAGGTTTTAAACCTTCCGCCAGCTCCTGGTTTAGCTTTGGAAGATGGCATGTTTTTTCCACCTTTTAAACTTCCAGGCTTTATTTTATTTCCTTCAGCCATAATCCCATCCTATCTTTTTAATTTACATTTAGCAAGATACTGCAATTAAATAAAGATTATAATAAAATTATTTAAAATAAAGGCTCGCATCCTGCCTATTTGATTCTTTTTACTTAATCAATTTTTTGCTACCATCTGACAAATGAGGATAAAATCATGAAAACTTTAAAATATTTAATAACATTTTTGATAGTAATGTTATTTTTTTGGGCTTGTTCAGGGCCTAAGTGTTTAAACGGTGTATTAATTTTTGGGGAGAAAAAAGTTTCGCTCTGTGACCCAGTTTTATCTTAAGGAGTAACTTGATGAATCAGAATATATTTAGTAAAAGTTGGAGATATCTACATGTTTTGGCTATTACTTTATTAGTAATTTTAGCTTTTAGTAAATTGTTTAGTTTTTCAGAACCATTAGATTTTCATTCTAACGTAGTTCACGAACGAGAAGAAATGATAAGAAAAGAAGAAGAAGAAAGATTAAAATGGGAACGTCTTGTTGCTGAAGCTCAAGTTAGACAAGAACAAAAAGAACGTGAAGAAAAAGAACAAAAAGAGCGTGAATAAGCCGATGTCCGAATTAAGGATTTTTCCACTCGCGGTTAATTTTATCTCAACACGGTGTCTTTAAATGTGTTTTTATGGCATTCAAGGCTGTCGGTCTAATTGTGCTAATCGTGCTAATTGCGCTAATCCCTAGGAAGATTCTTAATTTTAGCTGGCTAATGATGTGCTAATGATGTGCTAAAATCAAAAAGACTCTAATTTTTAGCACATCTTTAGCACTTGTTTAGACCAGTATATTTATTCTGTTTCTCAATATGTTTAGCGCAATTAGCACGATTAGCACATTTTTCTCGAAAGTTCATCTTAACCGACAAATAAGGACGGTTTGATGAGTACGCTCAATTAGACAAGAACAAAAAGAGCGTGAAGAAGCCGAAAAATAAAAAAGCCCCATATGGGGCCTATTCAACTCATATTGGCTCACTTCAGCTTTCCTAACTTCACGTACTTTTTCTATCTAATTTAGATTAAAAATACCCCGCTAAAAAAATAGCGGCCCTTTTTAAAAGTGTATCATGCGTTGCTACATTTAAAAATACATCAGTATGCATTAGCTAATTTTTTACAACTTATCTAACTTTTTTTCATAGAGAAAGTCATGTGAATTTTCACATCGTTTTACATCAAAAGATTTATATAATGAATTTAGGGTGTGCTCAAAGGTCTCATTCTAAAAAATCGATTTTTTATAAATTCTCTCTTTACTTAGGGTTTTATCTCTTTTTTCTTCACATTATTTACTTAGGGTGATAGACTCTATTTACAAAAAATGGAGATGATTATGAGCGGTAAAAGAATTTGCTATAAGAGAGTAAGCTCTAAAGACCAAAATCCAGTAAGTCAATTGACTGGTATGATATTTGATGAAGAATTTATTGAATATGCCTCTGGAAAAGACATTGAAAGGCCTGTTTTACAAAATATGCTACATTTTATAAGAAAAGATGATGAATTGTATATTCATCGAATAGATCGACTTGCTAGAAATATAAGAGACTTACTTGATCTCATAAAAAAAATCACATCTAAACAGGTTAAAGTTTACTTTGTATCGGAAAATCTTGTTTTTGATGGGTCAGAATCTCCTATAGCTAAACTTACTTTATCTTTAATGGCTACTTTTGCTGAATTTGAGAGACAGATTAGTAGAGAAAGGCAAACTGAAGGTATAGAATCTGCTAAAGCTAGAGGAGTATACAAAGGAAGAAAACCAGTATTTGCCCATTCAGAAATCAAGGCGATTAAAGAGAAAGTTAAAGACATTGGATGGAGTGTGGCAAGAACTGCTCGGGAGTTTAATGTAAGTCCAAAGACAATTTATAAATATTTAAAATACTAAGAAAACATTTTATATTTTCTTAGCCCATAATCTTTGCATCATATCCGCTTCACATTCTTCCATGCGTTTCCCACTTCTTTCAAAGAAATGGGTATAAAGGGCATATCGCTGAGCATCGCAAGCATGATCATTTTGTTTAATTGGTTTGTCTTCTCCACGAGCAGAGGCCTTACTATCCCAAACATAATTCGTATATTCCTTGATAGATTCAACACAACATGAACATACTTTATAAGTTCCATTAGTTAGAAGCTGTCCCTGAAATCTAATTCCAGGAAGAACATCATTGGACGCATCTCTAATTTTACTTACATCGTTTCTTCTAAGCTCTTGTTTGAAAGAAGCTGCTGAAGGATCTATATAAATTGCCTCAATATTAAAACCATCGATAAACTTTATCAAGTCTTGAGCGTATTCATAATCACTCTTCTGGCGTTGGGTTGCCTTGCTATTGTAGAAATATTCCTTTTCTAGCCACATATTTGGGTAGGCAGAAGGGTTATAACCAATAAGTACAAAAACACAAGGATTAGTGGTACCATAATCGACACCAACAATATAATAATTAGCAGTCTGCGTAGGCATCGGTATAACATTTAATTCCTCATCGAAGAAGTCATAGACGGCACCTTCTGCCATTACCCATTTTCCTTCAATATATCTCTTATACCAGAGACCTAAGTATTCTCGCTTAAGTTCCATCTTATAATCTTCATCAAGAGAAGGATTATCATCAATTGTGAAACTAAAAACCTTACAGTTAAGTTCTTTTTCTCTATTAATGAAGTCTGTCTTCACCCAATGAAAAGGACTATCAGGGTTAGTTGATGCAAATAATGATGCTTTAGGAATAGAAAGACGCGATAGAAGCATCTTGACAAAGTTTTCAGGAATCAGCGTAAGCTCATCAATAAGAGCTCCTGCAAACTCAGAGCCTCGGATTTTAGCCTCAGCTCTTTCGTCATTAGCTCCTATCACGTACATTATTCTATCAAAAAGTTGAACCTCTCCTTTGCCAACAGAATATCGCACTGAATCTCCTACCAATTCTATCATGGGATTAATGATATTTCTTTTGATAGTCTTATCTGTTCGTCCTACAATTATAAGAGGCCCTTTAGGTCCATTACGACAGAATTCAAGCCATCTAAGTAAAGCAATAAAGGACTTTCCAGCACGAACTGAACCCTCAAAGATGTTAATCCTTGCATTAGACTCTTTAAATGATTCTATCTGCCTATCACTTAGGCTTGATATCAATTACCAATCTCCTACCAATTTCTACCAAAATGGTTTTTTCTATACATAATACTTCTCTAATAAATACTAATTCAGTTTTTCATAGAAATGATCATCAAATAGACCATTACTATACAAATGATAACAAAAAAAGCCATAATTTCTATCAAAAAACAACCATAATAATTTTATCTTAACAGAGAACATCCTACGACCTCCTTATAACTACATTCGCAAGTTAAATAACAGCACAAAATAGATGGAAATAAAATTGAAAAAAAATTAGAAAAATGGTTTGATAGTTCCTAATATTTACTGATAGCGCAAATGTATTAACTATTATTTTAATAATCAAAATTTTGGAGAAAAACATGGGAATAGAAAATGATATGGATTTATCATCGTGGTGGTCAAATATACCTGGAGATTTATTTTTTCGTTATGATTCAGAAGACGATTCATTTTCAAAAGATCCTATAGAAGAATTCTTCGATCAAATTTTTGGATTAAAAAACCAAGAAAGTTTTATAACTTATAGGGGAACTCTGGATAGCACAACAGTAACTCTACAAATAAAAATAATAAATGAAGACGGAGAAATTAATGTTACTAAAATCTTTAAAAGAAATAATTATTCATCCCGAAGATAAATAATATTACAATCCACATATCTGTCCCTTTGCTTCCATATGTGATAGATAAACTTTTTCCCTCCGCTTAGGGTGATATTATTACATCTGCACTGGATGATTATATTATGAGCAATTGATTTAACTCGTTGATTGCAAAGCTTGCAATAAGCAGAGTTATCAATAATAGTTTGTTCTCTAACAGGGTTAAAATAAAAATGATTTAAATTTGAATAGTTCGTGGTCATTTACAAATGTTTAACATTTGTATTTTAGATCAATGCTACCATAAGTAAAATCACATAATCCTCTTGGATCTGGACTTTTGTCACGTTCTTTTTCTTTTTGAGTTTCTATTCGCTCTTCTATCTCCTCAGGAATAGGTAAATGAATTTCAGGTATAGGAATATGATATCCCATCGCATATTCAACATCTACTTCATTATATAGTTCCATATCAAAGCTCCTAAAGTTAAAAAAATAAAAAGAGAATAAACAGTATACCTAAGAATCAGACAGATTTTTCTAGAAACGTCAATACAATCCATTGTGAACACCTTTATTCAGCACTCGCATTATATTTATGTGATATTTTTAATCAAATTATTTTAAGCTAAGCTGTGTGTGTAGATTTAAAGTCTTTCTCAGTTTTCATTTCTTTTATCATATCGAACAAGGAAGCTAGTTTTCCGTTGAAGGCTTCAATCTCTTGAGGAATATCTCTTTGTCCTAGCCATTGCTTACCAAGCCATATGCCCATAGAAGCATTTTTTCTAGCCAATTTGTACTGATCCCTACGTAAAGAACTTTTTCCCCCTGAGCTAAATCTTTTATAGGCCGTGGAAAAATCTATATCATAATGTCTCTTACACCATTTATCAACTGTACGTTGATCAGTCCTTAAAATGAGCTCTATTTCATCCACTGTGCATTGAACAAAACAGAGCTGCTCAAATGTTGAGGCATCAAAATCTCTCAAAGGTCTTCCTGTCTTTTTCTTAGTCATCTATTTTTTTGTTTGTACATGTTATAGTCTTTAAGTAGTCCGCAATACTCTTTGTACTGAAAATTTACTTTCTCTTCAAGTTTCTTAATATCTGTTTTTAATTTAAATGATACCATATACAGATGAAATGGTATCGTTAAAGCCAAAATTAATATTATTAATTGTAATGAACTTTCTATTAAATCACTCATTTAAGCCTCACTTTATACGTAGCTCCTGGATAAGAGTCTACAATTGTTGCAATTGCACTTTCAGCTTCTTGTAAGTGCTCAGGATCAGAAAAAGTAATATTCATCTTACATCCCTTTAAACTGGCTTCTTCTTGTTTTGTATCCTCATCCGTGCTTATCTCAAGCTCTTCCAATAGGAATCCAGATCCTAAAAGCAGATCTATATCCCATTCATTGCCAAGTATATCAAAATCAAACTCGCCATGATTTCGATTAAGCCTGATACAAAGCTCATCCTTCTCTTCTTCCGTAAAGGGTGAAACGGGCACATATGCCGGAACTTCAGTATATCCCATCTTTTTAAGAATACGGAATCGTTGATGTCCACCAATAATGGTATTTTCGGTGTCCAAAACCAGTGGTTGACATATGCCAAAACGTTCAATACTTTCTTGTAAATGTTGCGCATCATGCTTAGATAGCCTCCGAGGATTGTTCTTCTTTACCTTTAAGTCTTTTAGCTTTTTAATTTCAAGTTCCCAATTCATATGACAACCCTATTTCTGCTCCATTTAAGAACGATATCCTTATCTTTAAGTTTTCTTCCCATCCAAGAAGAACCCGTCCACCATGCTGGAATGATTCTTTTATAATTTTCTCGTTCAACTTCAACAAAAGCAATATCATATGGAAGTGGTTTAAAATCTCCATTACACACCCATCCATTTTCATCAAATTTTATATGTGCATAAGACTTCATTCTTTTTTTTGTTCGTGTAGCCATTCGTAACCCTATTGTGGTTCGGGGTTTTAATTAATTTTTTCTCCAATCATTTAAAAATCTTTTTTTAATTGTATTCAACACATGACTTGTTTCACATAAATCACAGTCATTTAAAAAAACGGATAGTGCATTTATTTCGTCTTCATCGATCATTTCTTTATATATCTTAATAATCTCCATGCGAGCTAAATATTTCTCTCTTGCGTTTTGAATCTTATCATCCATTGTTTCCCGTTGGTTGATTTTGTGAACAAAATGCGTCAATGGCTTTTTTTGCTGCTTCTGAAAACTTTTCACTCATCCCTCTTTCTTCAAATCTTAGTATTGGCAAATACTTTTTTTCACCATTCTCTTGGATTTCTTTACTGGGAAAATTTATCCATCGTTTTCCGTCTTTCATGTTCAAAGTACAACCATGAACAATCAGGCCTCCCAATGAGGTAAACTTTAAATCTGCAAACCCTCTTAAGCAGCCTTTTTCGTATGATTTAAACTTAGTACATACAATCATAAATACTCCTAATTATTACTTTTAAGTATTGCCCATATAAGTCCAGCGATTAATAAAGACCAGGAAATACTTCTTAGAAGAAAGTAAAGACTACTTACATAAAATAAAATTTGTTCTGATATTTCTTGATCTTCGATTTCATCAGTTTTTTTTAAGGGCATCTTCAATTTTCTTCTTTCGAGTTTTTAATTTTTTAAGATCTTTCTTTTTCTCGTGCTGCTCCAAAGAATCTTCTTGTGGAACGCCTATGAATCCTCTTTGACATGCCAAACATATTCCAGTTGGATTGATTTGTACTGATGATTTACAACAAGTGCATTGCATAAATTTCATCACGTGATTCCCTCAATGTAAGTATCATCAAGAAGTTCTTCTAATGCTGATTGAACTTCTGACCATTCATTGAAATCTTGATCCAACACATAAAACAGAGCTTCCCTAATTTTACTTAAATTATAGGATATTTCCTTACATCGAAAAAATTGATTGAATTCAACCCTATCTTCGTAAGTATCTCCATCAACTGTAATCGTCATTTTCATACAATTATCCTTTCTTTTAATCCTTGGACTACAAAATAAATGTGCCATCCTTCCAAATCTTTTTCTGAATGTACACTGTAAATTTTTCTTCCTGATTCGCCTAAGCGGTTTGCTTTTTTAACTAAATATTCTAAATCTTGTAAATTAATATTTTGACTAACAACTTTTGCATGTTCATTAACCATCTCATTCCCTAAAGGTAAAATTTCTATCTCTACCCTTGGTTTATCTGAATAAATCTTTTGAGACAAACATCGAAACACCTGTGAATCATCACGATAAGCAATTCCAGTCAAAACATCGGAATAAATTTTATAAATATTATCAATGTCAGGCTTCGTAACGACTGGATTGCCTTCGGATTGTTTAGAGCGTTTCTTAGACCATGATTTAGGTTTAGGCATGTATGCGGTCAAATTAATCATGATAGGCCCTTCATCGGCTTTTAAATAGCCTTTATCGTGCATTTGATTATTAAAGTACATTCCTAACTTTTTCATGATTTCAGTTTGAATTTCATAGACTCTAGGAGTTCCTCTTTGGCAATAAAATCTTGGCCTTGTCTTGGCAAGCGGTCTTTGATTAATTGATAAAAGCATCAGATTAATCTCCATTTTCTTAAAGCCTGATCAATTCGATCTCTAAATCCGTTTACTTTTAAAGGAATGGTTGTCGGAGGAATTGTAGAGTTTGGAAGGGTGCTATAAAAAACGACTTTATCTTCGATAATTTCTATTTTTACTCGTTTTCTTTTAGATTCGACGTTGTTGAAATTTTCTACAATTTTCTTTGCCAATGTTATGTTATCTTCTTGTGTTCCTAGTTTCTTTCTATTTTCTTGTTTAATCTGTTCTTCATATACTGAGTCAACAACCCATTTCAAAATTGAAAGATAATCTACTTTTTTCCATTTTGATTTAGGTGTTTGTATCTTCCATTCATTTAGCCTTTCATAAAAAAGCTCTACTTTATCTTCTCCAAATTTTTGTTGAAGCTTTAGATGTTCTTCTTCTGTAGTAAAAACATGCTCTCTTCTTTTAATTTCTTTTTTAGCAGAAGCGGGCGCGCTGGGGGGTACCCCCCTCTCTTTCTTTTGTATAGTTTCTTTTGTTATAGCTTTCTTTTGTGTCCCTA